TGTGGTGACTACATTATACCAAAAAGGGGAGGTCATTGCTTTTTTATTTTCAAAAGTGGTGTAATCCCTGAAAATACAAGGTTTTTAATAAAAAACGGAGTGTCAGACTTGACACTACCTTCGGGAGAAGGGAGGCAGCAAAATGACATATCCGAGGGATGAACAGGAATTTGTGCAACGGTGGTTAGATGCCTTAGATGATCCAGACGAAGCTGACGAGATTCAGGGCATGGCCACTGTCGAAGCAATAAATCGGGCATATTATGCCGGACTGGAAGCTGGGAGAAGGGAGAAAACATTATGATGATTTTAGGTTATCCGGTTATTGGTGAATTTAAGATAAGGGAAAATGTGAGTCTTCCCTTAGTGGATATTCCCATGATGTCAGACGAAGAGTGGAAGAGATTAAGCGCGGCCCAGGCAATAAAGAATTTTATGCGAGAAAATGGCAGGGAACCAGAGGACGCCGAAGAAGCTTTTCAGTGGCAGTATGAATGGATTTCTAATATGGAGGATGAGGAATGAAAAAAGAAGAAATGAAACAGAGGGTATTAGAGTACATAGAGCAGAATGACCATGTGAGCTATGCAGAACTGGAATGGCTGTTTGAGCAGAACGATTATGACTATAAGGGGAACCTGGACGCATTATCAGAGCGGTGTGAGCATGTGGTTTTTTGGACAGGCTGGAAGAAAGAGGCATATGACATGCTGGGCGAACTTATCAGCGAAGGAAAGGCGCATCGGAAGCCAACGCCGTTTCTCACCTATCTGATAGATGGAAAAACACTGCAGCTCCCTTTGGTGAAGCGTGGCATGCAGTACAAAACAGACCATTGGCTGCCGGCGGTATTCTGCAAAGGGCTGGAACGGCGGTAAAACTAAATAATTTGTATCTTGACTTCATCCGTAGAAAAATTGTTATAAAAATTAGTGAGTTCGCTCCTATTCAGGGCATTTGTTTCATCACTGGAATCAGGACACGCATCGAGAACAATGATATGAATATCATTGTTTGCACAAAAGCCGATCAATTTATTGAGATAAAAAGATGCAATGCCCTGTTTTCTATACAGGCTGTTGGTTGCTATGTGCTGCAGATAAACGTGGCGCTCAGATATTTTAAGTTTACTAAAAATGTTATTAAATTTTTCTTCAATAAAAAAATGCATAGTAAAAACACATTTTTTTTCTAAACTATTGTACAAGAAAAATTTCACAGTATCAGTTTTACAATGGCAGCCACAGCCGACAAGACTACTATCAGCAAGCGTATCATTAAAACAGAATTCAAGATTTAAATATTTCAAATTGTCGGGGAAACCAAAATTCATTATTGTATTTGCATCTAACATTTCCTCACCTCTTGGTGATGTATTATAGCACATATAATTATGAGCGTAAATAGGAAATGATATTGGAGTAATAGCTCATGCGATGTATCGGGCCACGGCTCTTTACATAGTAACTCGTTGACCGTTCATTCTTTGGTTAATATATCACGAAAATATTGAATGCCACTTGGGTGAACCTTCGGAGAGAGGTTGACTGCCTCTCTCCACACACAAATACAGAATGGAGGCCGAAGTGTCTGAGAAATATAGTTTAAGGCAGTATGCACTTGCCTATGCGAAAATGGGAATGGCCGTTTTCCCTTTAGCGCCCCGTTCCAAACGGCCTGTTATGGAACAGGGATTCCATAAGGCAAGCACCGATCCGGCTATCATCAATAGCTGGTGGAAGAGAAATCCGAATTTTAACATTGGAATTGCAACAGGTCAGATGAGCGGAGGGCTTATTGTAATTGACCTGGACATTGATAAAGACAAAGGAAAATACGGCGATGAGACGCTGCGTGAGTGGGAGCTGGAACACGGTACGCTTCTGGATACCTGCCGGACGATTACCGGCCGCGGAGGTTATCATCTGCTTTACAAAACTGACAGAGAGGTGCCTTGCAGTATAAATGAAGAAAAAGCAGTAGACATCCGCGGCGATGGCGGTTACATTGTGGCGCCGCCCAGCATACATGAAAACGGACATGCATATGAGTGGGAGCAGGCACCGGATGAATTTGTCATCGAGCAAGCGAATGACTTAGTCTATCAGTTTATAGATTTTGTACGGCCTGAAAAGAAACTGAAAGAGTCTTTCTCTGTTCCGGAGATAATCCCGGAGGGCAGTCGAGATAATATGCTGTTTAAGCTGGCATGCAGTTTACAGGCAAAAGGATTATCGGATGACGCAATACTGGCGGCAGTACAGGTGGAAAATGAAACAAGGTGTGTACCGCCGCTTACAGATAAAGAAGTGGTGCAGAAGGTTGAAAGTGCGCTGAAATACCAGAAGTCCAGTTCTCCATATTCCGGAAAGGCTCTCCCGTCAACGGATGGAGTGACCCAATTCATCGACGCGCCGGTTCAATTAAAATGTGGAGACTGGATTTGCAATAAAGACGGGGTGTATAAATGGATTCCGGGAAAAAGGGAGACAGATCCACCTATCTTGATTGTCGCAACCCACCAACAAATCCTCCCCGTTGGCATAACCGAGAATATTGAAACAGGCGAACAGAAATATACAATCGCCTTCAGCGTCCGGCGGAATGGCCGGTACATATGGAAAGATATCAAGGTGGAACCGGCTATCTGCTGTTCAAAGACTAAAATTGTTACACTTGCCAACCTGGGTATGATAGTGACCGACCAAAAAGCAAAGAGCCTTGTTAATTATATAGCTGATATGTACCGTATCAACGAGGATGATCTTCCGGTAATAAAAGCGATTTCTCACTTGGGATGGGTAGGAAAAGAATTTTTCCCCTATGTGCAGGGAATCGTTTTTGACGGAGACAACGCCCAGGAGAAGACGGTTCAGGCGATAAAGGGACACGGTTCCGCCGAACAGTGGCGCAAAGAATGCACGGAATATCGAAAGAGCCTGATTGTGCGGCTTCTGATGGATGCAAGCCTTGCATCAGTGCTTATCAGTAAATTAAAATGCCTGTGCTTTGTCGTCCACCTGTGGGGCGGAACCGGAACAGGTAAGACCGTGGCTTTTCTCGTGGCTGCCTCTATATGGGGCCTGCCGGATGAATTAATCTTGTCGGTAGATTCAACTATTAATTACTGTACCAGCCGCGCCGCACTGCTGAAGAGCCTGCCGGTATTCGTGGACGAGACGCAGCTTTCCCGGGGAAGCCTTGAAAAACTGATTTACGCAATGACGGAAGGGAAGACCCGTGGCCGCCTGGGCCGGGACAGCAAGGAAAAGAATCAAAAGACGTGGGAGAATGTCTCTTTTTTCAACGGGGAACGGCCGATTGTCGGGGAGCAGTCCGGCGCTGGTGCCATCAACCGTATTATCGACCTGGAAGTGGATAAGCCGCTTTTTACAGACTTCGCCCATGTCCTTGAGACAGTCCGGGAAAACAACGGACATGCCGGGGAGGTATTTGTAAGGCATGTGCAGTCAATTCCGGAGGTTGAGTTGATACAGCGTCACAAGGACTTATGCCAGAAGCTCAACCTTCTCGCTCAAAGCACTGGGAAGCAGATTCAGGCGTTGGCCTGTATCCTCCTTGCGGACGAATTGGCGCAGGAGTGTCTTTTCCCCGGAGAGCCTCCAATGGACCTTGTAAATATCCTTGGAGGACTGAAAAGGGAAGATGAAGTTTCGCAGTCCGAACGAGCCTATCAATTTATCGTGGACTGGATCGCAATGAATGAGAGCTTGTTTAATAATCCTGACTTCAGTATTAAAATTCTCGGGAAAATTGATAGGGACGGATGTATGTTCAACCAGTCGGAATTACAAAGCGTACTGGAAGAGAATGGGTTTGACTTTAATGCGGTTAAAAAGGATTGGGCCGAGGCCGGATACCTAGAAAAGACAAGGGGCGGTAAGTACGCTCACTTGACAACGGTTGGAAATAGGGATACCAGGGCGCGGTATGTAAAAATTAATCTCACAAGAGGATTTCTTATTGATGACTTGGAAGATTGCAAGGATTCTGAAATACCGTTTGGCGCGAACCTGTAAAAGCTCACGTTTTGACCACTAATCGGTGCAAAATCTCACCTGAAAATGAAAATGTGATATCAAGGTGAGATTCGAGAAGCATTGATATATAAGGATTTTTTAAAGGGTTCTCACATTATTACATATATATTGTTTACAGAGAGATATATATATTTTTTATATAACACATAGGGCTTTACACGTGAATAAATATATAGCTCTCTAAACCGAAAAAGTAGGTGAGAATGTGAGAACTACCCCGGAAGCCTTGAAAATAAAGGATTTTTGGGTTTCACATGCACAAAATAGAATGTGATACAGTGATATCGGGATAAAAAAAGTGAGTACAGAAAGGAGAGAACGGATGACAAACCAGGAAATAAGAGAGATATTTGACCAGGCGTACAATATATTTTGGATGAAGTGGAGAGACAAGCCTCTGCTGCCGGAAATGGATATGTGGGATTTAGTTTTACTTGATGCCGGCGCAATCATGGAAAGGCACAATTCGGAGTTGTGTAAAAGCATGGTTACGGCCCTGGTGGTTGAACTGGACAACAGAAGCAAGGAGAGGGAGGCAAAAAATGAGCAGAAACCTGTATGATGTAACCGATGTAAGAACAGATAAAATACTTTTTACCGGGCTGTCACGGAACGAGGTGCAGGACAAGATAGGATTATCGGCCAAACATGTCTATCTATATGCACAGAACTATTCCATTTACAAGGGGATATATCAAATTTCGGCCAGAGAGGAAAAGACCTGGCAAGATGAATTTGTAATCCGGTGGAACCTGATAACAGAAAAGCTTCGGCAGTATAGAGGCTTGGACCGGATAAAGATTGTAGAAGAAAATGGAGGAAACGGAGATACATAGCTAAGAGTTTTTGGAGATACACAAGGAGGTAACAATTATGATGAGTGCAAACGCAGTAATCAACAATATTCTGGTTCAGTCCAGTGATTATATAAAAGACAAACATTTTGAAGACCTGAAAATGGTCCTATACATGAACCTATGTAATTTTACTTTCGTTCAAAATGATACATCGAACGAACTAATTGAAAACTCTGATATTACCTTTGGGGTTTTAAGGAATTGGAGGGACCAATTAATCGTGGAAGGGAAGACCGCAGGAACGATTACACAGTACCTGTTTGCGATGCGAAAATTAATCGAGTTTACCGGACTTGGAGTTGCAGAGATACGGGAGAACCATATCCGGAGCTATCTCGCACACGGTAAGGTATACAGGAAGTGGAAAGACAAGACGTACAACGGGAAGGTTAGATGTCTCAGGCAGTTTTTTAATTGGGCCACTGATTACGACATCATTGTAGAAAATCCCATGAGAAGAATAAAGGAGACGAAAGAAGATTTTCGGATTGGTTCCATCCTGACACCGGAGCAGAGGGAGATTTTCCGCTGCTGCTGCCGGACCGAAAGAGAGCTGTCCCTGATAGATTTTTTATACAGTTCTGGCGGCCGAATCTCCGAAATTCGCCAGCTTAACCGCAATCAGATAGACCTGGTGAACCGCCGGGCGGTTATCTATGGCAAGGGCAGAAAGGAAAGAGAGATATATTTTTCGCCGCAGGCATTCGTACACGTCACGCAGTATCTTGCCGGCAGGAAGGATGATAATGAGGCTCTGTTTGTATCCACGAAGAAACCTTATAATCGGTTAACAAAAGACGGTATTCGGTGGATTATAAAAAATATACAGTCCAGGGATGAACGTCTGAAGGGCTTACAGATATCACCGCACACCTTCCGGCGGACATGCGGTACTGATATGATAAATCACGGCGCACCGGCGGAACTGGTACAGCGTAAACTTGGACACAGCAATATCAATACGACACTGACATGTTATGCGCGGATTGCCACAGAGACAGTCCGGGAGGCAAACAACAAATATTGTTACGCATAGGCAGGAGGATTAATGACAGCTAAGGAATATTTGAAGAGGATTAGAAAACTGGATCACGATATCGACAGAAAGCAGTATGAGTTTGAGACTTTAAAGAAGCGCAGGACATACATAAGCGGAATGGATTACTCGGCAGACAGGGTGCAGATGAGTTCCGACGGGGAAGGATTTACCAGTATATCAGATAGACTTATCGACTTGCAGCGAGAAATTAATACCGAGATAGATGAGTACCATGATATGAGACATAAGGCCATTAATCAAATACAGAGTTTATCAAGAGAGGAATATTCTGATATCCTGTTCCGTCTGTATGTACAATATCAGTCAATGACCGAGGTAGCGTCCGAGATGAAATATGATTATTACTGGGCCTGTCATCTACATGGCAGGGCATTACTGGAATTTGATGACCGCTTTTTGAAACACCGCAACTAACCGCAAGACTTTTTCTATTAACCCATGTTATAGTGTAGATAGCGAATTAGGGATAGAAGCCTGGTTCGCTTCATTCATCATTATTCCGGCCGTTTGAAAATAATTAGAGCGGCCGGGACCTCCGTACGGCCGCCAGCGTGCAACAGCCTGGTGGCCGATTAGAAGCCGACGTTCTTACTGCTTTCTTCATGGCTTCGCAAATCGGATAGAAAACGGCGTTTAGGTGACACGAAAGGGCCCTTGGTTGGTATCATGCCAGTTGGCTGCTGTGCGGCCCGAAAGATACCCGTCAGCCAGCCGCGCAGAGCTGGTGCATACCGGGGACGACCCGGTAATCGGAATGTAGCTTAAACGGCAGAGTAGCGGTGGCCACCGCAAGGTGCAGGTTCGAACCCTGCCATTCCGAAGAGGCCGGTTCGCTACCGGATGAACTGAGAGTGAGCGCAACGCCTCAGAGAGATTGACAATGCCCGTCAGAGATGGCGGGCCGTGCTATGTGGAGCATGGCGCAGTGGTAGCGCAGGCGTCTGATGGCTGCCAGGTCTCCGGTTCGATTCCGGATGTTCCGCTTGTGAGAATAAGTATAACCAGTTGACAAAAGTAGTGGGGCGTTTATCGATTGATAGGCGCTTTTTTAATGCATGAAAGAAGGTGAAATTTTTGAGGAACCGCCCGGATAAAGACGGAACCCACCGCGGAGCGTTCGAAAGGAATAAGAAGAAGATATTCGCAACTCAAAGTGTGTGCGGTATCTGTGGTAAGCCGGTGGACTTTACCCTTAAGTATCCGCATCCGCTATCACCATGTATTGACCATATAATACCGATTGCAAGGAACGGCCATCCATCAGATATTGACAATCTACAATTGGCCCACTGGACCTGCAACCGGCAGAAGTCAGATAAGTTGGTGGAAGAAAAGAAAAAATATCAGGGGGACAGCAACGAAATAATAAGCAACCGTATGCTGCCGCAATCAATAGATTGGACTAAATATAGCGGGTAAAGGTGTTTTGGCAGACGGGAGAAGGTAGGGGGATACCTCCCTCCCCTCCCTCTCTTTCGACCTACACGCCGTCACTGTGAAAAAAAACACACGCCAAAAGGAGAACGACATGACAGAACTGAACGGAATTGAATATTTGCGGAGAAAATTGACCATGAAAAAATCAAGGGTTCAGCTCCGGTACAAATATTATGAAATGAAAAATAGCTTTGTTGATATGGGAATATCGACTCCACCAAACTTGAAGAACTGGAAATCCGTTCTCGGCTGGTGCGGGAAGGCGGTAGATTCACTATCCGATAGGCTTATATTTCGTGAATTTATGGACGACAATTTTGACCTAAACGAAATATTTCAGATGAATAATCCGGACACGCTGTTTGATAGTGCGGTACTATCTGCATTGGTGTCATCCTGCTGTTTTATCTACATCAGTGCAGACGAGGACGGATTCCCCCGGTTACAGGTCATCGACGGTGGAAGCGCAACGGGTATTATAGATCCGATTACCGGGCTATTAACAGAAGGGTATGCAGTGCTGGAAGTAGATAAAGACAAAAAGCCAACATTGGAAGCATATTTCGTACCGGGAAGAACAGTTTATTACCGGGCAGGGGGGAAAGAGGTTGAAAGTATACCGAATAGTGCGCCGTATCCGTTACTGGTCCCAATTATTTACCGGCCGGATGCGGTCAGGCCGTTCGGACATTCACGGATAAGCCGGGCCTGTATGGAAATTATGGGGAGCGCGCTTCGAACGATTAAGCGATCGGAGATTGCGGCAGAATTTTACTCCTTCCCACAAAAATACGTGGTGGGATTGTCAAGCGAGGCGGAGCGGATGGAAAAATGGCGGGCAACAATGTCATCCATGCTTCAGTTTGATAAAGACGCAGACGGGGACAGCCCAAAATTGGGGCAGTTTACCCAGCAGAGCATGTCGCCGCATACAGAACAGCTCCGGATGTTTGCTTCGCTGTTTTCAGGGGAAACCGGTTTGACGTTAGACGATTTGGGCTTTGTAACAGATAACCCCAGCAGTGCAGAAGCCATAAAGGCCAGCCATGAGAATCTAAGATTGGCAGCCAGGAAAGCACAGCGGACCTTCGGAAGCGGATTTTTAAATGTCGGATATTTAGCTGCATGCATCCGGGATGATTATCCATACCAGCGGAAACAGTTATATCTTACCCGCGCTGCCTGGGAACCGGTATTTGAACCAGATGCAGCGATGCTAACCAGTATTGGTGATGGTGTGACTAAAATCAACCAGGCTGTCCCGGGTTATTTCGGTCCTGAAAACCTTCGGGGCCTGACAGGGATTGAATACTTAGGGGAGGTGAAGTAGTGGAAGACATAACGCCGGAGCTGCTTTCAAAAATCGAAAAAGCTTTTAAGGCAGCCATCGAGAAAAATAAAAAGATAGCGGTTTTGTACGAAAGGATCCGAGACGGAACTGCTACATACCAGGAAGCAAATGAATTTGCAATAGAAATTGGTGAAAGCCTGGCGGAAGCATTTAAAAATCATTTAAGTGCCGACATCCTTCCCGATGGGCGCATGTATTACAATATTGCAAGCCGGATTATTCCGGAGACATTGCAGCACAATCATGAATTAATCACCGAAGTTACTGCAAAAATCCAGGAAGATTTGAACAAGCGCGCTGGAATAGGGATAAAAGCAATCAAGCCGGAATTGAACGAGGACCGAATAAAAGGGCTTATTGAGAAGGTATCAAATGTAGAAGACTATAATGATGTGGCATGGGTTCTGGATGAGCCAATCGTAAATTTTTCCCAAAGCATTGTGGACGATTTCATCCGAGAGAACGTGGAGTTTCAGGGGGCAGCAGGAATGCGACCAAAGATTATTAGAACGACAGTAGGAAAGTGCTGTGAGTGGTGCGAAAAGCTCTCGGGAACCTATTCATATCCAAACATACGGAAGGATATTTACAGGCGTCATGAGCGATGCAGATGCATCGTTACTTATGATCCGGATAAAGGGAAGGACATACAGAATGTTCACACAAAAAGATGGCAGGAACGTGAAAAAATAGAGGCAAGAAAGAAAATTGGTATTAGCCAGGAGAAAAAAGAATCACCGGAAGCCAGGCAGCAGCGGGTAATGCGGGAGAATGGATTAAGCCGTGAGGCTCAGAGATTGGCCCATCCCAAAATACACCGATGAATAATTATGATTAAGGAGGGGATGTCATGGCAGATGTCAGAATGGGCCGCCAGACACCCACTCAATCCGTAATTCTTCCTTACATCCAGACAAAAGGGCCGGAAGCGATTGAATTATATCATGCAACAGGGAATGACCTGCTGGAATGGCAGCAGCTTTTAGCATGCGACATCATGGCGACAAACGAAGACGGCCTGTGGGTACATCAAAAATATGGCTACTCCGTGCCACGAAGAAATGGTAAAAGTGAAAACGTTCTGGGCCGCTGCCTGTGGGGGTTGAAAAACGGAGAACGCATTCTTTATACGGCCCATCGGGCGACAACCTCGCATTCGGTATGGGAACGTCTGGATCGAATGTGTTCTAAAGCTGGAATTGAAATCGAGTCATCGTTTAAAGCATTCGGAAAAGAGCATTTATATGCATCAGACGGAGGTGTAATTGAGTTTCGAACCAGGACGTCAAGCGGGGGCCTGGGGGAAGGCTATGACCTTCTTATAATCGATGAAGCGCAGGAGTACACGGAAGCGCAGGAAACGACACTGAAATACGTTGTATCAGACAGCCCCAATCCGCAGACGATTATGCTTGGAACGCCTCCAACCGTGGTGTCGGCCGGAACTGTGTTTGTAAAATACCGGGATACGGTGCTTTCTGGAAATGGTTTTGATTCCGGGTGGGCTGAATGGTCCGTCGAGGAACAGCATGAACCGGGAGACGTGGAATCATGGTACGAAACCAATCCTTCCCTGGGGACGATTTTAACAGAAAGAAAGATTCGGGCAGAGATTACAACCGATGATATCGATTTTAATATCCAAAGATTGGGGCTGTGGCTTAAATATAATCAAAAATCAGCCATCAGCAGGAATGAATGGGATGCACTCCGGCTTTCAAAGCTGCCAGTCTTTAAAGGACAATTATTTGTTGGAATTAAATACGGCGTGAATGGAACAAATGCGGCTATGTCTATTGCCGTAAAGACTGAAGACGGAAGAATTTTTGTTGAATCAATTGACTGCCGGCCGATTCGGGCAGGGAATGCCTGGATTATTGAATTTCTAAAGGCTTCACCCGCTATCGGAGGAGTTGCGATTGACGGCGCAAATGGTCAGAAAATCTTAGAAGAGGATATGAAGGAAGCGAGACTGAAAGTACCTGTGCTGCCAACAGTAAAACAGATCATAGTCGCAAATGCGGCGTTTGAACTGGGGCTTGAAAAGACCATCTGTCATATGGGTCAGCCATCGTTGGCCCAGGCAGCAACTAATTGCGAAAAACGGGCAATTGGGACCAATGGAGGATTCGGCTATCGCGCCCAAAAAGAAGGGGTTGAAATTGCCTTGTTGGATAGTGTTATCCTGGCGTACTGGATGTGCCGGGAAAGTAAAGAAAAAAAGAAACAGAGAATTAGTTACTGATATAGCAGCTCTTTACAGGCTGCTTTTTTAGTATAAGATTACCGATACCACCGGGAAGTGGGGAAAGGAGAAAAAAATGGCAGAATTTACACCAATTACAACGCAGGAGGATTTCGACAAAGCAATCGGAGAGAGATTGAAACGCGAAAGAGAGACGGTGAAAAAAGAATATGCCGGATATCTGTCGCCAGAGGATGAGAAAAAGAAATATGAAGGCTATCTCTCACCGGCAGCAGAAAAAGAAAAGTATAAAGGCTACTTAACTCCGGAAGAGGCAGCAGAGAAAGAAAAAGCAATTAAGGGCTACGAGGCCAACTCGGTAAAAATGAGAATCGCCCATGAGGTAGGGATTCCCTACGAGCTTGCAGACCGATTAACGGGGGAGAATGAAGAGGCACTCAGGAAAGATGCGGAGGGACTGATTAAAATTATGGGAAGCCAGGCACATAAAGTGCCACCGCTTAAAAGCACTGAGCCGCCGGCGGCAGACACAAAGACAGCAGCTTTTAAATCAATGCTGGATAACATGAAAGGAGAATAGAAGATGGCAAGTATTTTAACAAAGGGAAGCTTATTCCCGGCAGAACTGGTTTCTGAAATGTTCAACAAGGTAAAGGGGAAATCTTCCTTGGCAGCTCTTTCCAATCAGGAACCAATACCGTTTAATGGTAAAACAGAATTTACATTTACGTTAGACAAAGAGGTCGATATCGTGGCAGAGAACGGTAAAAAAACCAATGGTGGAGCCACAGTGGAACCTGTAACCATTATCCCGATTAAATTTGAATATGGTACGAGGGTTTCGGACGAGTTCATGTATGCGGCAGAAGAAATACAGCTTGGGTATCTTCAGGCGTTTTCGGATGGGTTTTCAAAGAAAGTTGCACGAGGACTCGACATTGCGGCCATGCATGGATTTAATCCACGAACTGGAACTGCATCTTCCGTGGTCGGAAACAATCACTTCGATGCAGCCGTAACACAGACAATTGATTATGTAGCAGCTTCGGCAGACGATAATGTTGACGCAGCCGTAACAGCCATTCAGGCCGCAGACGGTTCCGTAACTGGGATGGCTATGTCACCGGCATTCAGTTCCGCGCTGGCCAGGCTGAAGGCAAACGGAGTTCGTCTGTATCCAGAACTGGCCTGGGGAGGCAATCCGAGTTCCCTGAATGGACTGGCAATTGATGTAAACAATACGGTATCATTCGGAACTTCTAAGGATCAGGCCATTCTCGGAGATTTTCAGAATGCATTTAAGTGGGGTTATGCTAAAGAGGTTCCGATTGAAGTGATTCCTTATGGAGATCCGGATAACTCGGGCGTGGACTTAAAGGGTTCTAACCAGGTTTATATCCGCGGCGAAGTGTATGTTGGATGGGGAATCCTGATTCCGGCCTCTTTCGGCCGCATTGTAACCCCTGAGGGCGCATAATGAAGTACCGAAATAGAAAAACAGGATGTGTAATTGATATCAAAAGCCGTTTGAGTGGTGGTGACTGGGAGCCAGTAGAGTCGGCCCCTACACCGCCGCCCCAGAAAAAGCAGGTGGTGAGAAAAAAGAATGTCCAACTTTGCGACGATTGAAGATATTGAAAAGTTATGGCGCACGTTAAAACCAGATGAAAAAACCAGGGCGGAAGAGCTTTTAAAAGTGGTTTCAGATAGTCTCCGGGTTGAAGCTGCTAATGTGCAGAAGAACCTGGACGAAATGATATTGAAACAGCCTTATCTTGGGACTGTGGCGAAATCAGTAACCGTGGATGTTGTTGCAAGGACATTAATGACATCCACCGACCAGGAGCCAATGTCTCAAATGTCCGAGTCTGCCCTCGGATATTCGGTGTCAGGCACATATCTAATACCGGGAGGCGGCCTTTTTATTAAAAAATCCGAGCTGTCGCGCCTGGGCTTACGAAGACAAAGGTATGGGGTGATTGATTTTTATGCTGAAGGGAATAACGATAACACTACACAATAAGAAAATAGCGTCGGCCGATGAATTTAACCGCCCAATTTATCAGGAAACCCCGATACTGGTTGAAAATGTACTTGTCGCCCCGGAATCAAATCCAGAAATATTGAGTCAGCTAAATTTATCCGGAAAGAAGGAAGTCTATGTTCTGGCTATTCCAAAAGGGGATACAAATAATTGGACGGATACTAAGGTCGAGTTTTTTGGAAAAGTATGGCGTACAGTAGGAGAACCGCTGGAAGGAATTGAGGGACTTATCCCGCTTGACTGGAATAAGAAAGTGAGAGTGGAGCGATATGGCTAACATGAAAGTAGTATTGAATAGCGAGGGGGTACGCTCCCTGCTCCGGTCAAAGGAAATGATGGATTACTGCACGGAGCTTGCGCAGGGAATCCAGGGCAGGGCTGGGAACGGATATGATATAAGCAAGCATACAGGACCAAACCGAGTCAATGTTTCGGTAAGAACGGCCTCCGGTGCTGCGGAGGCAGAAAACAGGGGTGGAAGCAACAAACTGTTAAAGGCGGTGAAGTGATGATAGAAAAGACTGTACTTGACTATCTGAATAGAAAGTTGGACGTGCCGGCATACATGGAGGTCCCGGAAAAACCAGAGAAGGAATACGTTGTGATTGAAAAAACGGGAAGCGGAGCAGAGAACCATATCTGTTCCGCTGTTTTTGCAATACAGTCAATTTCGGACTCCCTGCTGCACGCTGCACAGTTAAACGAAAAGGTTAAAGCGGCAATGAATACCATCATGGAACAAGATGAAATCTGCCGTGCTGACCTGAACAGCGACTATAACTACACGGATACGGCAAGCAAAGAATATCGTTATCAGGCCGTATTTGATGTAATCCATTATTAAAAAAAGGAGGAAAAGGAATGTCTGACACTGCAAATGTATCGGTTGGGAAACCGAAAATAGAAGGTGCTGTATACCGTGCGCCGATTGGAAGCACGCTTCCAACAGATGCGAAAGCGGCTCTTGATGCGGCATTTAAAGGACTGGGATATATCAGTGATGCGGGAATGGTCAACAGTAACTCGCCAACGACGGAAAATGTAAAAGCCTGGGGAGGCGATCAGGTTTTATCTTACCAGACCGAAAAACCGGACACCTTTCAGTTTACGCTTATTGAAGCGTTAAATGAAGAAGTGCTGAAAATGGTATACGGTGATGACAACGTTGCCGGTACGCTGGCAGCGGGCATTACAGTAAAAGCGAACAGCAGGGAGCAGCAAGAATGTGTATATGTTGTTGATATGATTCTGAAGAACAATTCCCTGAAACGCGTTGTTATCCCTAAAGGAAAGGTGACGGCTGTAGGCGACATTACATACTCTGATACGGCCGCAATTGGCTATCAGACAACTATCACGGCGGCGCCAGATTCCGCAAGTAATACGCACTACGAATACATCACAAAGGAGGCCGCAAAAGCATGATTAAGGGTACAACAAAATCGGGATTTAAATACGAGGTCGATGAAAGCGCAGCGGATAATATGGAGCTGATTGACGCACTGGCGGAGGCGGCAGGCGATGATATGCTTGCTATTTCCAATGTTTGTAAAATGTTGCTTGGAAAGGACATGAGGAAAAAGCTCTACGATCATGTCCGCGCAGCGGATGGACGCGTCCCCATTAAGAATGCGGTCGATGAAATTATGGAAATTATGCAGGCTATGGGAGATAAGGGAAAAAAATAATATCCCTCGCCGGGATGATGGCAGTGGACCGCGATGCATGGATATGTGACCTTGCAGAAACATATAGAATATTTGATTACAGGGCGTTACCAGTTGGCTTACTGGCGACGCTCTCTTTCGGTTTAAGGGAAGATTCCAGGATTAAGCAGAAGATGAATGGAATGAAAACATCAAATAGTACCATGCTCCTGATGTTGGCCGTGGACTGTCTGAGAATGCTTGTATGGATGAATACAGCCGATGGGGCTAAGAACATCAATCGGCCTAAGTCGTTGGTTGAGGAATTGATTGAAACTCCAAACCAGAATAGAGAATTTGAGGTATTCGAATCCGGCGAGGATTTTGAAGCGAGACGAAGAAAAATAATAGAGGGGGTATGATAAATGGCAGCAGGAACGGAATTAGCAAAAGCATATGTACAGATTATACCCTCCGCTGATGGCGTAAAAGGGAAGATCCAGGAGGCACTTGGCGGAGAGGCGGAATCAGCCGGAAAATCCGCGGGGGCCTCTGTGGGAAGTAACCTGATAGGCACATTAAAAAAAGCGTTGGTTGTAGCCGGAATTGGTGCTGCAATCAAGGAGTCTATTGAGGCCGGTGCGGAATTACAGCAGAGCATCGGTGGCATTGAGACACTGTTTAAGGATAACGCGGACACTGTAAAGCAATATGCAGCAGACGCATATAAAACCGCTGGGCTGTCGGCAAATGATTATATGCAGAGCGTAACCGGGTTTTCCGCAAGCTTGTTACAGGGGCTTGGCGGAGACACGGCGAAAGCCGCTGAAGTTGCCAACATGGCACTGGTGGACATGTCCGATAATGCGAATAAAATGGGTAGCGACATGGGGTCGATACAAAACGCTTATCAGGGCTTTGCAAAGCAAAATTATACGATGTTGGACAACCTAAAGCTGGGATACGGTGGGACGAAGTCAGAAATGGAACGGCTCTTAAAGGACGCCGAGAAGTTCTCCGGTGTTAAATATGACATCGACAATTTAAGCGATGTATACAACGCTATCCATGTTATTCAGGGAGAACTTGACATTACCGGAACTACAGCAAAAGAAGCTTCGACAACAATTTCTGGATCCATGGACTCGATGAAGTCTTCTTTTCAAAATGTTCTTGCAGATCTGGCCCTGGGAAATGATTTAAGCGCTTCCATGCAGGGACTGGGAGATTCTATTGCGGCCGTGGCACAGAATATCATACCGGTAATTACAAACATTATCACATCGGTTCCAACTCTATTAGTTGCATTGATTCCGCAGCTTATCCCGATTGTAATATCCGGGGCGCAGCAGCTTGTACAGGGATTAATAGACGGCTTTTCGCAAGCCTTGCCGGCTATAAGCGGTATCAGTACACAGATTCCTGATGGAGTTATAACGGCCATTTCCACCGGGCTTCCTTCTATCCTGCAAAAGGGTGTGGAAGTTATCACGAATGTGGCAAATGGAATCTTGCAGAATCTTCCGTCATTAATTTCCGCAGCGGGGAATATTTTAGGGCAGCTTTTGAATGCGTTCCTGGCTGGATTGCCAGGCATGCTTGACGCAGGCGTTAAGCTGGTCGGGAACATCGGAACCGGACTATTGCAAAATGGGCCGAAAGTATTAGCCGCCATTGGAAGCGTGATCGCACAGCTATTATCCACTATTGTGTCGCATCTTCCGGAATTGCTTCAGAAGGGAATTGAGTTAATCGGTCAGTTGGCAGCCGGTATTATAGAGGCAATTCCCAAAATTGCTTTGGCAGTCCCGCAGGTAATAAGCGAGATTAAGACAAAGTTTTCAGAGATTGATTGGGGAGAAGTTGGTTCGAATATTATTTCGGGCATTGCAAAAGGAATTACCGGAGCTGTGGGAAAGATTAAGGAGGCAGCAGAGGGAGCCGCTAGGAAAGCGTATGAAACAGCCAAAAAAGCACTCGGTATCAACTCGCCGTCAAAATTAATGCGAGATGAAGTTGGAAAGTTTATCCCGGCCGGTATCGCGGAAGGCATTAACCAGAACGCAAAAGTGATCAGCTTTGATGCAGTTGCAAATCATATCGTATCCAATGCTAAAAGTACAATTGGAGCCGAAACGGTTCCGCTGGCCTATGCTTCAGGAGGAACATATCTTGATTATGCCAGGATGGGCGACCAGATGCGTCAGGCGCTTAATGGAACCACCGTTCAAATGGACGGGAAAGCTGTTGGTCGGATTACCACACCCACAGTTAACCGGAACATGTTAAGTCAGGAAGGATTAGAAAGGAGAGGTGTAGTATGACCGATTATGGTCAGGCTTACGGAATTTTGTTTGATGATGAGAAGCATACATACAGAGACTTTGGACTAATCTGCACCTCACTTCAAATCGAGCTTCCGGAATTAAAAAAGAAGCAAATCGAGTTAAAAGGAGCTGACGGGTATATTGACCTTACAGAAGTATTCGGCCGTCCGATGTACGGGAACCGGACCATTAAATCAGAATTTGTCCTGAAAGAAACAGGCGCGGAGGATTGGGCGGACAATATTTCAAATATAGGGAATTATTTGCATGGCCGGTCACGAAAATTCATCCTGGACAGCGATCCGGCCTATTATTACGAAGGCAGATTTGAAGAGGAACATGAAAAAGAGTTTCGTCCATTCTCGAAGGTAATTTTGACGGCCGATTGCAAGCCGTATAAAAAAGAGCTGGCCGATTCCATAGCCGAAGACTGGCCGTGGGACTCCTTCTCTTTCGAAGATGGAATTATCCGGGAATATGGAAATATCACGGTAAATGGATCCTGCACGCTTAATGTAATCGGGCGGGAGCAGGTTCTGGTTCCTGTTATTTACAGCACGACGGCGATGACAGTGACCTACAAAAATAAGACCTACAATCTGGCTTCAGGAAAAAATTATATCTATTCCATTACAATTCAGCCGGGAGATAATCTCCTGGTATTCACGGGAACCGGAACGATATCGGTCGAATATAGGGGAGGGAAATTATAATGTACCGTGTGACAGCGCAATATGAATTTGAAGAATACAGCCTGCATGAAATGTTTTCTGACGAATATGTGCTGATATCTCCGGTACTGACGGAAAAAGTCGGCAAGGCAGGAAGCTTTAAGTTTGATATCCCTATTAACCATCCCAGTTATCGTTCGGTGCTGCCTTTTCAGACCTACATCACAATTTATAAAGACGATATTGAATACTGGCATGGAAGGGTGATAGATGCGGAAGAAGACTTTTACAGAACAAAAAGCGTCACCTGTGAAGGGGAGCTGGGGTTTTTAAATGACAGCATTATCCCGGTTTATCAGTTTTCCGGGAATATTCCGGAGTACATAGACAGTATTCTACTCATGCACAATTCACAGGTGGAAGAGGAAAAGAAGATTTACCGGGGAAATGTGGAAGTTACGGATCCAAACGGTTATTTAACCAGGGCGAACCAGAATTATCCCGATACGTTATCCGAGTTGACAAACAAATTGATTGATACGTACGGCGGTTATTTTCGGACTCGGCGCGTGAATGGGAAAATCTATATTGATTATCTGTACGAGTATGGAGAACTTAATCAGCAGCAATTACGAATTGTGGAAAACATCCTCGATTATTCCTGCAAATTTGGTGGGGATTTTTGCACCCGGCTAATACCACTTGGAGCAAAGCAGGAAGACACCGGAGAAGAGGACCCGCAGCGCATTACGATTTCTTCGGTCAATGGCGGCGTTATCTATGTGGATAACGCGGAGCTGGTGGCGAGATATGGAATAATTGTGGGAACGAAAACATGGGATGACGTGACAGACCCGGTTCACTTAAAGCTAAAAGGGCAGTCTTATATAAATTCGCAGGAGTTTCCACAAAAACTGGAACTGACTGCTGTTGATTTGTCCAATATCAATATCGACATCGATGCACTGCGAATAGGGTGCATGGCAACCGTAATCAGCCCGTTTCACGAACTGAGTGCGGCGTATTTTCTTTCCAGCAAAACGAGTCACTTAGATGCGCCGGAAGAGGACAGCGTATCCCTGGGAGCAGAAATAGATACATTCACCGGGAAGACTGCAAAACGGCAGCAGGACACTGAAAATCAGATAAGCAAAGTAGAGCAGGAAGCGCGCGAGAGTATCGTCAATATCGGTAAGACGATAACTGGGACAAAAGGCGGCTATGTCGTCTTGGATACGTTTGACGATTCCGGGAAATTGGTGGACCCGTGGCAGTTGTTAATTATGGACCGTCCAGACAAGACCCAGGCAGTAAATGTCATCCGAATGAATCAAGGGGGGATTGCCTTTTCGACGTCCGGCTATAATGGGCCGTATAAATCAGCCTGGGATATTAACGGTCAGTTTGTAGCCGATTTTATTCGGGCAGGAACCATGCTGGCTGACCGGATCCGGGGAGGCACATTACAACTTGGCGGACAATCAAACCAGAATGGAGTGCTGAAAATTTTAAATGCTTCCGGGCAGCAGATAGGCATATGGGATAAAGACGGGATACGAATGAGTTCCGGGCCGTCACAGGTGAACTTCACTTCGCTGCAAAGCGGAAGCGCGATTGAACTAATAGGAAACGTTATTTATGGAACTGGCCGGCCGGATAAATCGCGGGCAACCATAGATTCCCTGCGGATAAAAATGTACAGCGACAGAGACGACGTAAACAGCGCCTACATCGAGGAGGACGCCGACGGAATTACATTTTGGATAAACCGAAATGAATCATCGTTTTATGGGGCAGAGAACATGCGCACCGTTGATGCCGTAATTGACGGAAATCTTGATGTGAGCGGAGAGAAAAACAGGATTGTCAAAACGGGTTACGGCGATATAAAAATGGCAGCATATGAAACGGCGTCCCCCATGTTTGGAGACGTGGGGAGCGGAACAATCGGCGTAGACGGTCTTTGTTACGTGACGTTGGACAGTATTTTTGCCGAGACGGTCAATGCTGGATGCGAATATCAGGTGTTTCTTCAGGCGTATGGGCCGGGCAGCATTTATGTGTCGGAGCGGACCCCGGCATTTTTTATTGTTGCCGGGCGGGCAGGCCAGCGGTTTGGCTGGGAGATAAAGGCGAAACAGGCAGGATATGAACAGAACCGGCTGGATTGCCGCAGGGACCGCCTTAAGGCCCAGGACAGCGTTGATTATGCTGCTGAAGGGGCGAAATATTATAAAAAATATATGGAGGGACTGATAACATGAAGAAGATAACAGCGGTAACACTGTTTCAGACGGCGGTAGGGTACAGGCTGTCAATGGCATATTCGGAGATTAACGACGAAGGCGTCATTATAAAGGACAATGCCCGTCTTGACCGCATCTTAGTTAACCAGGACGTGATTGACAGTGCAACAGCCTTGATGTCTTACGCCCAGGGATGCGTTGATAAGGAGGGGTAAGCATGGCAATTGAGAACATTGACTTAAGTCAAGAAATAGAGAGTTGGAAATCGGCGGTACGCGGAAAAGACGTCCGGGCGGCCAACGTGGCAGCCTTTGAAAAAATACAGGGGACCGTAAATGATACGGTGCAGAACGTGAACCAGGCGGCTGAAGACTCGGCCAGTGCAGCCCACAATGCACAAGCTGCCGTTGATAGCATCCAGGCAGCAATTGTCACGGCGACAGAAAAAGCAGCAGCAGCGGCAACCTCAGCCACTCAGGCAGCCGGTTCCCAGGCAGCGGCTGCCAGCTCCAAGACCGCTGCCGAACAATCAGAAACAAATGCGGCCGCCAGTGCTGCCGAGGCCAGGCAGATAGCGGAGGGGTTCGGCGGATTCGACGGTACAGCCGCCAGCGTCAAGGTGACAGATACCTATGGACTTGTGATTGACGCCCTGGGGGAAAGCACCACACAGGCTTTGATTGATGCGGTGGCCAATAAAGTAATAAATGAGCTTATTGCTAAAAGTAATATAGTAAACAATCTGCTTGCAACGGAAGTAGGGACTGTATTGAGCGGTGCGCTGGGACCAATAATTGACCAGAGATTGACAGATTTAATGAACAAATATACTCAATTAAATGGCGAGAGTTTTGGGGTCAATCCGTCTTACCCTGGTTTTCCTAAAATATGGGGGCATGTATTTACAAACAATGGAAATCAGTACGGTAATGCAGCTGGAGACTGCTATTACCTGGCGATCTCATCCGAAGGGAAACTATTAATCGGCACACAAACAAACAATGCCACTACAATTACCTGGCGTTCTGGCGAGATAGAGGCCGCGACAGCACAAACGGCTGTAATGTACTACACCAATAACAATATCGTGATTGCAGATTACAAAACCAAAAAAGTGTATTTCACCCTTAATCTGGAGACTAACATATTGATAGCAGATGCTAATGGATGGACTAAAAAATATAATTTATCGTCTCTTACAGTATAAGTTCGAAATGACAATTTAATTGAGTAACTTAACAAAAAAGAAAGGAAGATAGGGAAAATGAATAAAGACAAACTAATTTTAAAAAATGGACATGAAATTGAACTTGAGGCCGGAGCCAGCCTGGGAGCATTACAGGTGCTGTCCGCTGACCGTGCGGCGATGCTTGCCACTTGGGAGCTGCTTACTCCGGACAACCTGGCTGCTGTGCAGATTAAAAACGGCGCCGGGCTGACGGTCGGAACCTATACCGACCTGGTGCTGGTGTCTGAAACGTCCGTGGTGGCCGTTGATGGAACAGTACTGACAACTTATAGCCTGCGTCCTAAAACGGATGTGGAACGGCTTACAGAGCGCGTGGCAGTAGTTGAAGAGGGGCAGCAGGTACAGGACGGGGCCATCAATGATGTAGCCAAACTTGCAGGAAGTCTGGCGGAACAAGCAGGAGGGATGTCATAATGGGAAGATTTTACGGGTTAAAAATAAGAGCAGGAGAAATGACGCTGGAAGAGGTACAGACGTGGTGGCGGCCACAGGTTGAAAAATGGCTGAAAGAGAATCCGACGGAGTAAAGGAGACAGACAATGAAAAAGGAATACGTAATTGCAATTCAGGGAGCCTTGGCGGCGGCTGGCGCTTTTTTAAGTGACAAGCTGGGAATCCTGTACCCTGTATTATGCGTTTTAATGGGGATGATGGTCTTAGACTATATCACGGGCATGCTTGCCAGCAAAACAGAAGCTATTGACCATCCGGATGACAAAAGATATGGATGGAGCAGTAAAAAAGGGGCTAAAGGTATCATCAAAAAAGTTGGTTATCTGTGCGTGATCGCTGTGGCGATGGTAGTTGATTATGTAATAGCTAGGGTATCTGGAAGCCTTGGAATTGTAATGCCGACAAGCGCGTTTTTCGGCCTTCTGGTGGCCGTTTGGTACTTGCTGAACGAATTACTGTCTATCGTTGAAAACGCTGGCAGAATGGGCGCTGCTGTGCCGGATTGGCTGCTTAAATATATCGCGGTCTTAAAGGACAAGATTGACAGCAACGATTATGGACAGGGTGACAGTAATCAGTAGAGAGGCGGTGATCCGACCATCTTCCGGCCGGTGGGGTTATACCGGAGTTGCGACATCGCAACAACTATACATATGGCCTGGGACATCCTGGGCCTTTTTTGATTGGAGGAAGTTATGCAGATACATAAATTACTTACACCATATAATTACAATCCTGGTCAGTTAAGCCGTATCAAGTATATCGTGATCCATTATGTAGGAGCTACAGGCGGAGCAAAAGCCAATTGTGAGTATTATGCAAGCAAATACATCGGGGCCAGCGCCCACTACTTTGTGGGCTTTGAGGGAGAGATATGGCAGTCGGTAGAGGATAAGAACATTGCCTGGCACTGCGGCGCGAAGTCCTACAAGCATCCGGAGTGCCGCAACGCCAACAGCATCGGAATAGAGTTGTGCGTGCGCAATAAGGGCAGCCAGGCAGACACCAGCCGTGACTGGTACTTTGAGGACGCGACAGTGGAGGCAGCAGTGGAGCTGACCAGAGATCTGATGGACAAGTACAACGTGCCGGCAGACCATATCATCCGGCATTACGACGTGACAGGTAAGATATGCCCCAACCCATATGTTTATAATCACACGAAACATACCTGGGATGCATTTAAGGCGGCGTTGTCTGGGCCTGAGAAGGCAGTTGGAGACTGGGAACACGATACCCAGGGAAAATACCGTTACCGTAAGTCTGACGGCCGATATGCCACGAATGAGTGGCAGCTTATCAATCATCACTGGTACCTTTTCGGTAAGGACGGATACATGCTGACCGGCTGGCAGCGCTGGAACGGCAGCAGCGTCATCGGGCCGGAGGATCCGGGAGACTGGTACTACCTGGATGGCACGGCGGGAGGGCCTCTGGAAGGGGCATGCTGGCACGAGCGGGCCGGAGGGTTTGGCGGTCTGGAGATATGGTGTGTAGATTAATTTAATATGCAAAATTTGTAATATTTTGTCACAATCAAGCCCCTCGATCGTTTATCTAGTATAGAAGAGGGGCTTGCCATATCCTACTCTTCACTAGGCCCCGGACCCTCAACCGGGGCCTCTTTTTCTTTTTGTTCTTTAGCAATCTTTTTCAGTTCTTCGCGTATTTCCTCCCTGCTATATTTTTGTGCTTTTTTAGGTATCCTTCGATGCTTTACAACATACCTGACAGTAAATGCAAATCCAGTTAACGCAAGGTCGATAGCAGATAAGTAGTATAGGATATCAAGCTTAAATCGGTTCCATTTTTTCATGTCAATCCCCCTCCCCTTTAACTTTATCATACTACTTTGGTACAGTGATAGTGCTGGTAAATAATGGAAATAATATGGCTTATTATACTGAATATAATCAGTATATTCAAGCCCCAGGTTGCAAAGTATAGTTAATGCAAGAGGGGTGTAAAGATGATTAGTTATAGGCCGTTATGGGAAACGATGCAGAAAAAGGATATTACGACATATCAGCTTATCAAGAAAGGGATTGATAAGAAGACAATCCATAACTTGAAAAACAATGCCAATATTACCATGTTAACGGCTGAAAAGCTTTGCAGAATTTTGAAATGTGAGATAAAAGATATAGTTGAATTTATAGACGATGCAGGCGATTAGGAGTGATCCGGATGTCCAATATTATTTAGTCCTTTATATAAGGAAGCAAAAGGAGCATAATTTAAAAACGGACAAAATACGGACAGAGCTTACCAAAACTTATAAAACCGCATTTTAATTGACATCATGAGACATCACGAAAATATAGTAAAATCAATATCAAACCTAACAAGAACAAAAACAACCGCAAATAAACCGTTACTTAATTGATAACTCCAAAACCGTTAATGGGGGTTCGAATCCCTCTTCCCCTGCTAATGAATAGGGAATTTAAAAAAGCTCAGAAACCTTTGATTTTAAAGGGAATCTGAGCTTTTTTAATATTTTGAATTGAAAAGGTGTAGATTCAATATTATCTCGTCTTAAAAAAATATACGGACTAAATACGGACTGACTTTATTTTGCTGTCTTCCCCCTTTTCTTGTTAGTGTTTCTGTAAAGGAGTTCCGCTACATCGTTACTGACTTTTTTATCACTTTCCTTCAAAACGTGGCTGTACATGTTTTGAGTGGTGCTAACCTGATCATGTCCGAGACGCTTAGATATTGCGACAGGATTTTCACCGAGTTCGTACAATATGCTTGCATGGGTGTGTCTGAATTTATGTGGGTGTATCGGAGGTAGATCGTATTCGTCCTGCAATTGATATAGATAAGTATTCAATGAATCAGGATACATAGGAAGGCCGTTATCCTGGGTAAAGCAGAAGCCGGTATCTGTCCAGAGATCCCCCATACTCATTTTATGCTTAAGTCGTTCTTTTCTATATAATTTCAGCAAACTGCATATTTCAGGTGCTATATTGATTGTCCTTTTTTTATGCGTCTTTGGAGTGTCGTTGTAAACACCGATATCAGGAGAATATAAAAGATTGTTTTCTATTACGATCTGATTAGCTCCGAAGTCGATAGAAGACCATTTCAACCCCATTATTTCACCGCGCCTGGCCCCCGTATCAATCAGCAAGTAAACAATCACTCTCCATTTTAACGGTTCCTTCAGCAGCACTTCACGGATTCTTATTACATCCGCTATTTCAAAAAAATCGGCCTCATGCTTTGGCTGTTTTGGTGGTGTGGCTCCATCGGCCGGATTAAACTGGATTATACCTTCCTTTACGGCTTGTTCCAATATCGCATGTATCAGGCGATGATGATGCAGGATTGTCTGCGGAGATAACCCTCCACCAGTTCGCTTATTTTGCCCCTTTTTACCCATCTTTAGATAAAAGCTGTTCAGTTCCGCACTGGTGAGCTTTGAAACGGTAATATGGCCGATTTCAGCATTGATACGGTTTAGGAGCTGCTTGTACCGGAATACAGTCTTGTGCTTGTTGTCTCGTTCTTTCAACGTCATTACATAAGCAGCATACTGTTCGAATGTCTTCTTTTCGATTGATATACGTCCAGCTTTGCAGTTAAGCTCAAATTCGTTTGCTACCTTATCCAGTTCTTTTTGGATGGACCGCTCTTTCCAGCCCTGCGGGACCTTCCAACTCATAGAAAATGGTTTGAGTTTCTTTCCGGAACTGTCCCGGCCTCGGAACACCTCAATTTGATATGAAATGATTTCGCCTTGCTTGTTTTTGCGTGGGGTTATGCTTGCCATAGTATCATCCTTTCTGAAAGTTGCGATATCGCAACTATTTTTGAGTATAAAAATAACGCCCTCTTGCCAGGACGCCCTAAGGATGATATAATTTATTTGTTCAGAATAAAGTATATCTTTCCGGAGCAATCCGGCAAGAGAATCTATGTGAAAAGCTCTTGTGTTTGTCGCACAGGGGCTTTTTGCTACTTATTTGTCTAACCCGTTTATGCGCAGACAGTTTTCATATGCCAATTCCTGTAGAATTTTGTACAAAGACTGAACATTGTACTTTTTAGGAAATTCCAGCTTATGCGATGCATATGTAACATGGTGGCCTTTCAGTTCCGGGGAGTTGATATATGTAAAGGTCAGTTCACTGTCATCAAAACCGAAACCGGATGTCTCCATCTTTACTTCAACAATGGAAAACAGATTTATGGATGTAACACTCATTTTCGTGCCTGTAGCGCCTTGCTTATCTGTCAAAACAATGCGCTTATCAGTAAAAATCAGAGCATCACGCACCAGTTTGAATCCCATTGTAATCTGTTCTCCATCCATCAGATACATTCCGTATTCTTTGTTGAGTTCTTCAACGGACGCTTCGCTGTAGTTCGCAGCAAATCCTCCCTGTAAAATGTTTTTCATTCCAAATGCCATAATAAAATCCTCCTTTGTATATTATTTAAATAAATCAAAAAGGCTGAAAGTAGTCTTTTTGTAGATTTTGTTATAGGCAGCCTTCTTCGGGTTCTTCAGCCAGCCCATGCCCTTCTTACCGTATCCTGGGATAATCGCTTTTTTAATCGCCCTTTTGGCCCGGCCGGTGGTTCTGGCCTTAAAGGACTTCATGGGGCTTACTTTTCTCATTCCGAATTTCATGCGGTGTCCTCCTTATATCTGGAAATACTCATACACTTGAAGATTAGGTTCAAATTGTATGAAATAGTTATCTATCATAATACCATGCCCGTATATTTTCCGGTAAAACTCTATGGCCTCCGTAAAGGTTTCCTCTGATACGTTAAGATATTCGGCTGCCTCGAACGGATTTCGGCACTGATGCTGATAGGCCCATATAATTCCTTGTAGTCCGATCTGTTTATTATAAGCCCATAACCGGGCTGAGCGTTCCTGTTTGCAGCTATTAACTGTATCTTGTTCCAGGATGTCACCAACGGTGGTATAGAAATGGCCCATTTCTTCTGCCAAAGTATCCGCTTTTTTTTGCAAAGTCGGTATGTCCTTCCGGATCGCAATGCGGCAACCCTTGCAACGGCCATCACCGGACAGGAGTGGGGCTTCTTTCACTATCAGCCCTGCTCCGTCGGCTTCAATCAGTAATTCATCATAAGTCAATCCATCAACCCCTATTTATTCCAAAAAGCGTCGTCGTCCATGATGTCATTGTCATGTTTTCTCATGTCATCGGTTACTTCAATGTCGGTGCGTTCGTGGGCGGCCTGTGGTATGAGGTAATCTTTTGAATATATCTTGGATAAATCCTCTATATTTTCAAGAGCCTTTTTTTGTCCTATCTCATTAAGCCTAAAATAATAAGTCAGAAGGCGCTGAGCCGTTTTTTGTTTTGCTGGCTCCATATATTCGATGTTTATCTTACTACCATCTTCTAGTGCAAAAATATAATGAGGGATGGATTCCTCCCAGCCCATGAGATAGGCCGGTGTTGTGTCCAAAGCTTTTGCCAATGGCTCTAAAATAGTCGTTGGAAAGTTTTCGATATCATTGCTTTCATACCTGTAAATAGTAGCTCTATTCTTTCCCAATCTTTTTGCCAATTCATCAACAGTCAAATTCAGCTCTAGCCTTCGCTGCTTTATTCTCTCGCCTATTTCCATATTCAATCACCACCTTGTATGTTTAGCATTATAATAGCACATGCGTCGCATATTTGCAACATATTTGGATAAAAAAACTAAAAATAATCGCATATTATGCAAAAAATGTATTGACATGGGGTAGGGGGTGTGATAACATCAGGTTAGTCGCATGACATGCGAAAACGAAAGGAGGAAGAAAATGTGGTTAACGTAAACAAGCTGAAAGGGAAGATTGTAGAATGTGGAACTAACATTGAGGAATTGGCCTCTAAAATAGGCATGGATCGTTCTACGATGTATAGAAAAATCAATTCTAACGGAGAAAATTTTTCTATTAAAGAAGCAGACTTGATAGTAAAGTCCTTAGGCTTAAGCAAAGATGACGCAGTGGCTATTTTTTTTAATCAATTTGTCGCGTGATATGCGACATGAGGCTGAAGGAGGAAGAATGAACGATATCAAAATTTTTGAAAACAATGAATTGGGCTTCAAAGTGAGAACGCTATTGAATCCGGACGGAAGTATTTCCGTGAATGCTGAAGATACAGCGATTGGATATGGATGGACACAGGAGAAAAATGGGAAAACATATGTAAAGTGGGAACGGCTCAACTCGTTCTGCAAAGAATTGGGATTTTCCCCAGAAGTGGGGAAAGATGATTATCTCCCCGAAAGCCTGTTCTACATGCTGGGCTTCAAGGCCGGGAATGACAGGGCGCTTAAATATCAGCAGTGGTTGGCTATGGATGTGCTGCCGGCGCTCCGCCGGACGGGCAGCTACGAGATGCCGGGAGGGAAGAAACTCTCAGCCTTAGAACAGCTCCGGCTTCAGCAGCAGGCCATCTTCGAAGTGGACGAGAAGATAGACGCCGTAAACGAAGATTTACAGGAGTTTAAACGGGACATGCCATTGTTAGCATTGGAGTGCCAGAAGATAACTCAGGCGAAGAATCATAAGATAGTGCCGCTGATGGGAGGTAAAGAGGCTCCGGCCTATCAGGACAGGGGATTGCGGGGCCGGGTATACCGGGACCTGGAAGGGCAGTTGAGAAGAGAATTTGGTGTTAATACATACAAAGCAATTAAGCGGAGCCAGTGCGATTTAGCCATTAAGATTATAAAGGAGTATGAGTTGCCTATGGCATTGGAAGAGGAAATTAAAGACGTGAATGCTCAGGTAGATATGTTTGAGGAGGAATGAAAATGGAGAATGCAGGGATAAAGACTTGGTTGTTCGCATTAGTAGATGGAAAGTTGTCCGACGATGAGATGGTAAAAGGGTTTATCAAGTATTATGCCCTTAATGGTTTGGTTATTGGCAATGTACAGCAGGATATTATTTTTAATACCGTAATTGGACAGGAGAGATACCAGAGGCCGATGGAGTCTCTGCGGCGCGCCCTGGCTGAGTATGCCGATGGAGAAGAAACCCGGACGCTCCGGGAGGTGCAGAGTATTATAGACGCTGTAAGAGCCGGGCAGCAGGTGCAGGTTGGGTATTATGATCCGGAAGAGGATGACGACCCGTATGTACATAAGGCGTGTTGGTGAGAGGAGAAAAATGGATACAGAGAGCAAGGCACTTTTATTAAAACATGTAAAATTGGGTAAGTATGTCTCAGAACCTATCTTCAGCATACGCAAAATCTTGAAAGGTGGGAACATGGAACTGTATGTAAAGCCCTGCTGCGAAAGAATTGAAGAGGGTGGCTTAAGGGATGGAGTTCATGTTTTTGGACTGAAACTTTTATCCTGGGAACTGGCAGTTGATACCTATGGTCTGAAGCTTTGCAGGGAGATACTGGAAGCATACTTACAACCGGAATATCTGGACGAGACAGAAGAGGCAGCACAGGCTTACCATTCTTGGATTATAAATACTAACAATATGCTTTATGCCCTCAGGCGGATGGATAAAAAGAGTTTGAAGAAGGTTGATCCCGAGGCATTTGGCTATAAGGCTTCGTCGGAAGATTATAACGACATGGCTGATATATTCAGGACTACACTGAGACACCGGCGCTTCCCTTGTAATCTTCGCCCATTGGCGGAAAGAGTGCTCTTTACCTGTCGCCTGTTGGCAGAATTCAGAGGCCCGGCCAACTTACTAATTCCCTTCGCAAAGGGAGCTTGGGATATGTGGGAGAATGACGGAAGACACGAGACAGGGTACGGGACGTATAGCAATGCCCTGTGGCGCTTTCTGGCTTCGCGTGGCGGTGCATCCAAAGTGCATCGGTTGCAGGGGGATGACCTGGCTAAATACATATATCTGGAAGTAAAGGCTTACGGAAAAGAGAAATGGAAAGAAATCAATCATATCAAGCATAAGTCCTGTCTGGAAATTGAGAACCGCTACAAAGAAATTAAAATGGTGCTGGATGCCATCGGGAGATTGACGCCTCAAAAACTTTTACAGTTATATCCGGTAACGAAAGAGTATGGCGGGGAGCGGCGGGACTGCAAGGACTATTTTTATACGATGGATAAGCTGAAACAGTGGCCACCTGATAAGCCCATCGGAACCGCCCAGGAAGTGGCCTGTCTTCTGTGGGATTATGAAAATGAGGATTTGGAAATTATGCTTTTACAGTGGCTGAATGTCATTGATGATTTGAAAATTTACTGCAATGAAGACGGGCCGTCGGATCGGTTCCATGATTTGTTATTGAAGAAAGGAAGGTAAGAAGCATGAAAGAGATAACAGTTAAAAGAGTTGCGCCGGCGCAATTACCGACACATTTGATATTTCAGCTTAACAGTCATTATCGCTTGGAACTTGGGCAGTTTGTAACAATTTATGACAGTAAGACACAATGCTTATACGTCAATGATACAGTTTCTGAGGCGGATGTGCAGAAATTTATTCAATATGCATCCTTTGAAGGCCCGTATATCAATGAGGATGAAGCTGGCGGAGGTCTTGGTACTCTTGGAGAATATATATCGGGTAAATATGGGATAAAAACGTGGAAGTGCCTGTTTGACGCCTGGGGCAGCAGGAGAAAGGATAGGCAGATGACAGAGGCGAAGGAATTGGCAGAATGGATATTGCCGTCAATCAAAGAGCTGGATGAACTGGAAGAACCACCGATATCGTTTAATGATTATTTGGCTTTTTATGTCAGCATGGCAGGGACCGAAACAAAGCGTAAGACGTTTCATAACGCGGTTGGTTATGGGGCAAAGTATATCTTTTGGTTGGGATATTTGGCTGGAACCGGACAACTACAGGAGGGATAAGAGTATGGCGGAAATACCGAGAATGCGAACAATACAGCAATGCGCAGCCTACTTTAAAGAGCAGGACCCGGATAGCAGCCTGGGGGAGTGGAGAATCCGGAAGATGGTAAATCAGGGCGAGATACCAGTATACCATGCAGGCCGGAGAATCCTGATTAATCTGGACATTTTGATTGCATATGTATCTGGTGCTGCACCTGCTGCCGAGGAAAAAGAAAAAGCCCTTAACTGACGGCAATCAGAAAAGGGCAACCGGCCGGAGCCGTAAATCAAAGGATTCAAATACATAATACCACGACTCCGACGAAAAATCAAAGGAGGAATTAAGATGAATTTCAGCAAAATTATTAAGCTTGATGAGGCAATTACTGAAATTGAGCTGGCACAAGAAAGGGCTTTTGTCGTAAGCGATGATTTGTCACAGAGCTATTTTGGTTTTGCAATCCCCAAAATTCTCGACTTACAGGTTTACTATAATGACGCCAGAATTAAAAGCGATATCATTCGTGATTATTTGAATGATATCGAAGATGGGCTGCATGAAATAAGGAATTGTTTACAGGCCATAAAGGAGGACTATAAAGACGGAGAAAGAGAGGAAAACGGCATGAAGGAAGAGAAAGTTTTTACAAAAGAGGAATTGAAAGCAATATACAGCGACTTTTTAGACAGCGTCGACGAACCTGCCCCAGATTCAGTCAGAGATGCATATTTTAACTTAAAACATGCGTTTGAAGCGTATCTTTGTGCCGTTGAAGAGTATCAGTTTGGAAGAGCTTTTCTTTTTGCAAAATCGAGTTCAAATTCGGGAGGGTAGTGTCAAGTGATTTATGAAAACCGATGGCCGGGGAACCCGGCGTAAATGAACCTTGTAAATTACAGATATATTTAGAAACTGGCAGTGTCCGCCACCCTTGACGGCACACCAAAACAATGCTCTGAACGTCTT